CTTTCCCTGATGTGGTGAATTTGATGTTTTGGATAAATTTTGCTAGCAGGGGCAAGAATTGCTTATTGATGTACAAAGTACTGATCAGTTCGAAGTAAACTTTTGAGACATTGCATTTCTTTAGTGACATCATGTGGTTTGTTGTTTTCAACATAAATTCATACATGGAAAGTACTTCAGGCATGTGTTTGCTCTCACTAATAGTAATAGAACCACCACTGTCATCCGAGTGTGCTAACATGCTCATGTCTAGGTGTACCCCCATGCCGTTAAATTTACTTTCAATCACGTGTTTAGTAAGGTATTGTATACCCACATGCATCAGACTAGATAATAGGTTGAAAATGCCCATAACAAAGCTGTAAGGCATTTCGAAATATGCAGATTCTCTTTGTTCATCCTCCTGGAAGTATTTCCTGTATTTCAAATTGTTAGGATTGCTCATGAATTGGTCAAATACTTTCTTTCTAGTGTGTACTTGTTTCTTTTCATGCAAAAGGAAATAATTTACCACTGTCTTCACAAAATCATCAGGTAGTACATCAGACATCCCCAGTAGAACGTACACATATTTTTCAGGCATTGATCTGGGAGCCCATTTCCTACAATCGAGAGTTAAGTAGTAGACGTTGTATTTAGGATTGCCTTCAAATAATTTTGAATGAATGAGATGGGCTCTCTGGTTGCTTGGAACAGAAATAATTTCTTCTTCAAAAATTGCGCAGATATCTTTGAATAGCTTCTCGACTGGATATTGGTAAGCTTTCGTCAACATATCCATAACATAAATCTCTCTTGCACCAGCTCTCTGTTTTTTGTCAACAACAGTAAATATGACTTGTTCCAATTCATTGTCATTTTGGTAATCTAAGAAAGTGGTATTCAGCTCATTGATACGGTTGCTCATCTTTTGGGGATTTTCTTCAGTATCTATGATATCTTGAAGAGCTTTTAGTGATTTTGAGTCATTCAATATTTCTTTATAAATAATATAGTATCCTTTTTGACCAAAAAATTCTTTATGATCTTTAGTGCTTCTCAGACCACTGTTATTAGCCATGTCATCGATCGGTGTGTTCATATATCTATTCCAATTGTTCTGCAGATTAACTATGGCATTTTTCTTCCTAATCTTTGCAGAGATGATTTTCCCAACAGCATAACACATTTCAGGATTATAGCCAAAGTCATCATCAAGAAGCTTTGAGTCGGAGTAATCATACTCATGTGATTTTACTCCTGAGCTTTTAGTCATGTATTCATCGTGAGTTTTTGCAATGCCTTTCAGGTTGTTAACTTGCTCAATGAGCTGATCGGTTGGCGCTTTGGTCATCATATAAGTACCATAGATGATAAAAGTGAAGTCATCTATGTTCAGTATATTTCTAGGTAGCAGAGGATGAGGAACTTTTACATCTTTGAAAGTCTTTTCATCATTGCTTCCTTGGGTGGACCACAGAGTAATT